GACAACAGTCTTGTTTTCTAAATTACTGGCGTCAGCCTTTTGGGCTATATCACTAGTTAGCTTATCAGTGACTTTTTTAAAATACGGGCTTGACGGCACTGTGGTGGGGTCTGTGCTCTCAGTCTGCACAATGGATGATCTCTCCACTAATTTGGTCATTACCTTGTCCGCAATCGCGTCCATCAGTGCCTGGCCGCCCACACTTGCCCCCGCCTGGCCCAGCACTCCGCTGGTGTCCAGGGCCGTGATGGCTGACAGTAACTGCTGCTCGAATCCCTTAGCCAGATACTGCCAGTTGGCGCCATCCGCGGCCGGTGGACCTGTGGGGTTGTCCCGTAACGCCACGTAGGTGGACCCCTTATAATAGACCCCGTTCATCGTCTTGTAGGCTGTGCCAGGGTTGTACTCGTCTTTCCAGGCGATCCCAATCACAGCCAGTCTCTCATATCCTGTTGGTATTGACATAATCTCACTCCTCTCTTACGCGATCTTCCAGCAGAGTTCTGCATCATCGGTGACGATAAAATCCACGCCGACTCCTGCCTTCATGTATAACTCCATAGATCCCGGATCCACCAGGAATCCCGGTGCCACGATACTGGCATACTGCGCAGCCCGATCCGCTTCTCTGGAAGCCTGTCCCGCGCTTTCCTGGGACTTCTCGGCCCAGAATTGGCTGTTGCTACCATCCTCTCCTGGTCGGCTGCCGGTGCCGCCCACCGCCCAACTCTCCGCCAAGGTGGCCGCGGCCTCCGATCCGGTCCGGGCCGTCTGCGCTGCCTGCCGCTCCTGCTCCGTCGCTGCCAGCTTGTCATCAGCGTACTGCTTGTACTCCGCTGTGATGTCATTGGCGTGATCTACGGCGCCCTGGGCCTCCTGGCGGACCGTTTGAACGTCCTTGGCGGCCTGATCAATGGCCTCGCCCTTCTCCACCACGTAGTCCACTGCCGTGTTGGTCTGGTCCTGCAGCTTGGCTAGAGCCGACACATTGTATTTGCGTACATCTCGTCCAATTTGCGCATTTGCCCATCCGTTTATTTCCTGACTGATATCAATATGTACTGGTTGAGCTGCCATTCTATCACCATCCTTTATTCTAAGGCCGAAATTCTCCTATCTAAAATTTGAATGTTTCTATCATTCAAATTATGCATATTATATAGATCAAAAATTATATATGGAAGGTTTCTGGCTTCAAACTTGCTTGGATTTAATTCGCCGTACATAGGGCCTCCAGATTTATACTTTTCGTATTCTTCAGCCCATGAATGTAGCCATAGAGTTTTAGAGTGCACCTCTTTCAAATTATTCACCGCAAAAGCATAGTCATCATTTCCGAACCAGCCTGCCCAGAGGTACCACTGGCCTTCTTCATCCGGCTCACCACTCATTCCTGTACACTCATCCTTGGACTGAAAAATCTGTCGGCCATACTTATCCGCGATCTCAAAGTCTCCAATCTCAACGATATTACCGTCCGCCTTAAATCCCACTTTTCCACGCCGCAGGACTTCCAAACCATTTATGTCAATTCTGCATATCTCCACGCCAGTGGCCGATAAAACTCGAATAACTCCATTTTTTCCAAGTCCGGTTCCACCCATTTCAAGTATCCCGCCGCGAATCCTGTCCGCCAACATTGTCCCTACAGTTATATAGTCTGCCAAGAGGTTTCCATCAATCGTCCAGGCATTCCCATATGGTCCATTAATACCTGTTTGACTAAATCCAATCCCATTCTTATTGATCTGGATCACACTTTTCGCCGTCTCCTTATCCGGCGTGTCCATAATCAGGATTCTCCACGGCTGCGTCTTTTTCCCTGTTTCTGGATCCACAACATCCAACACAACATAACCGCCCTTTCCTCCTGTGATCAACTGCGTTGCGTTCTCCACCTTCTTGTTGATCTCCCTGACAGTGCTGTCCGCCACACGGTTAATCCGGTCTGTTATGGTTGCCTGGTCCTTATTGGCACTGGCTGTGAATGTCGGAAGCGTCTGCCCCAGAATCACCTCGTCCTTTCCAGGGTTATCCAGATGGATGGTCTTTTTTGACAGCATGAACCGCTTGCTGATTCCGTGTGGGACACTCTCCACCTGCGTCCAATACCCTACCCGCAACCGTTGAATATCCACATCGATCAGACTCATGTCCACAGCTTTCAGGTCTAGCGTCACCGGCAGCGCAATGGCCTCTTGAAGGTATGCCTTCCCCTTTACCAGCAATGCTTCGGGATCCGTCACGTCATCAAAAGTCTGCACGCCCCAGATCCACCCATACGTGTCCACAGCTGCCTGATCATAGATATAATCCTTTCCACCATTCACGCTGGTGATATCCAGTGGCTTATCCTCTACATCTGGGTCTTCGCTCTCAACGGTAGCACCATAGGGGATCAGCGCTGTAATAATGCTTGTTGGTTTCACATGTTTTGACAGATCCAAAAGATTTTCCCCGAATCGGATCGGCTGGTCATTGATCCCGCCATAGTCATTCACATAATCCAGATACTTCTTCCCGCCGTCCCGCCTAATCCGCAGGTAGCCGCCGTTCCGATTCACCAACTGAGACTTCAAAGTTTTTAGGGTGTTCTCGCAATCGGTGTTACTTCGGTTGATCTCTGCGGCTGAATCAGGCACCGTCACATTGCCGATCAGAAACTGCTTACGCTCCTCCACCTGGCTGTTATGCACGTCCAGACACTTTCCCAGAAACTCCGCGCCACTTCCCGAAAAGTTATAGGGACGCTGAATGCTGTCGATCAAATATGCCAGTTCACCCTCACAGGTCACTTTACCTCGATTATAGAAATCATCCTCATCACCGATTGACCGGCCGGCAAAAATCACTTCGTTGTCCTGGTACACAATGATCTCGCTTTTAAGTGGCTGGATCTTATCCTTGTGTGGGTGGCCTGGTGCAACCCTGAAAGTCAGCTGCCCGTTCTTTCCCATCTCCAAGGTCACTACCGGATCGATCAGCTGCAGCTCTCCTTCATTGTCCCGCGGCTCGTGTAGCGGGTACTCAATTCCATCTGTTATCACCATGACTCTATACATTATAGGATCCCTCCTCTATAATCTATGCTTACTGTGCCGTTTCCGTAGAAGATCAGGATATTCTCGCCTTCCACCAACGATATGGCGTACAGCTTACTTTCGCCTGCCGGCACATCATACCTTGTCCCTTTCCACTCCACCTGCATAGCTGCACTGGCAATGATGGTAGGGATGATCTCCTTGCGCGTCCCTGGTATCGTGACTGTCCGGCTCCCATTCACTTCCAACTCCTTATACTCTCGTATAATGCCGGTTTCAAAGTCTAACGTATCCCATAACCAATCGTCCAAACTGGAAAGCAGCTCATACTTGTATGGGTCCATATCGCCCAATATCGTGATCTGGTTTGTTAGATAATCACTCTTCTCAGATTCAAGCGCCAGACGGCCTATGTAATAGTACCCCGGATCACTGTCCAGAATCACCTTCAGGCGCTGCCCGTGCAGATAGTTGGCAATCTGACTGGTCAGGCTATGCCACCGTTCCGGCTCCCCCATCACATCAAAGATCATTTCCAGCTCACGGTTCCCATATCTGACAGCCCCCAGTGCTTCGGACAGGTCCAACAGGCCGTCGGCTCCTGGCACATCCACAGTATTGGTTTTTGCTTCTGGGAATCCAATGACCAAGGACCGTAATTTCAGCCTCCAGTCATCGAATGTTTTCTTTTCGCCGATTGTCACATTCACCCTTCGTTCCTCCCTCCGACTTCTTTCACGTCTCCCAACTCCGTATCCATATACGGTGCCAGCGTGCGGGCCGCTTCCTTGCCTTCAATGTTGGTCTGTACGATAATGCAGCCTTTTCCCAGGACAATCTTCTGACCGGCGTCATATCCGCCCTGACTCAATGCCGTTTCCATTCCGGCCAGGCCACCCAGCGCATTGAACCGCAGGTTCTCCTGCTGTGTCAGGACCCGCTCTCCATAATCCAAGTAGGCGGGAAAATAATCCCCAGGAACAAAATCGATACCGGTTTTCAGGCGGGGAATCGTCGGGATGTTAAAGCCTTTTCCTCCTACCCCCGGGACCCAATCCGGAATCTTTATCTTGTTCAATCCTTTCAGGAATCCATTAATTAAGTCAATGATTGCATTTATAGGTGCTTTCCATATGCTCCCAAGAGAATCTGCAATAGTCTTAAATATGTTTTTGACATTTTCCCATGCGCCCTTCCAATTTCCCGTAAACACATTCTTGATGAAATCAATGACATTTTTAAGAATATCGGTTATGCGTTGAATCTGGTTTCCCACAAGTTCTACCAAGCCAGAGAACACTTCACTAGCTGCTGATAATAGCACCTCCAATACAGGCACCAAAAGCTCCGATATAGTGGTTATGATCGGCGTCAACGCCTCCACCAAAGGCACCAATGCACTGCTGATCAGCTGCACAATCGGATTGAGCAGTTGCACAAAGCAGTTAATCACTGGCATTAGAACAGACAACAGGGACTGAAATACAGACATTAGAGCGCTGACCAACTGCATGAGCGGCGGCAGCAGCGCACTGATAATCTGCGCCAACGGCGGCAGTAGCTGTGCAAGGAGCAGGGCCAACGGTGGAAGCACCGCATTGACAATCTCCATTAAAGGCGGAATGAGCTGTGAAAATGTATCCAATAGCAAGGGTAACAGTTCCTCGATCACCGGCGTGATCTGCTCAATCAACTGCCCGGCAATCTCCAGGATTGGCGGCAGGGCCTCTTGGAGCATTGGAAGTACCGCCTCAATCAATTCCGTCAGAATAGGGATCAGCTGTTCCCCCAGGGGCACCAGGAGCATTTCAGCACTGCGCTTTAAGCCCTCCAGCATAGAGCCAAGGTCGTCGTATTTCACTTCCTTGATGGAGTCCATGGCATTCGCCGTATCATAGGCACCCTCTTCTATCTCAGCCAGGGCCGCCACGGCCTCCGGTCCCAAGTCCTCCCACATAGTCCCGAACAGATCCGTTCCAGCTATATTCTGCTCCAGCGGGTCCTCCATCGCAGCCAACGCCCGGACGGTATCCTGAAACGCTGTTTTAGCGGTATCTCCACCGGCAGCAAACTTAGCAGCCATTTCATCCGCATTCAAACCAATCTTTTCAAAACCTTCAGCGGTGGAATCAGATCCGTCAATCGCCCGGATGGAAAACTCTTTTACCGCATCGCCGATCTTGTCCAGGTTCCAAGCTCCGGAGGCTGCACCCTGCTGGAAGATCTTGAACATATCGTCGGCGTCAAGACCTACCTTTGCGAATTGCACCGAATATTCATTGATGGAATCCAGCAGTTCACCGGAAAAATCCAGACCATTCTGGGCGCCGGCTGCGATCAGGCTCATTGCCTCCTCGCCCGATATCCCGAACTGAGTCATCATGGTAGACGCCGCCCGCGCTGATTCAGGCACTTCATAACCAAACGTATCGCGCAGGGCATAAGCACTTTCAACCAGTCCCTGAAGTTCATCATCTTCGATATAGCCCATCTGCTGTTGCATAACAGCCATGGAATCGGCTATGTCTTCAAATGAGTCTCCATAATTGTTGGTATAGATATTTTCCAGGACCTTCTGGTACTTCTCTGTTTCCTCGACACTTTTCCCGGTGCTGGAGATAAACTGATTCATGGCCTGATCCATGTCAGTAGCGCTCTTAACCGCCATGGTCCCGATGGATACAGCAGCCGCGCCGGCGGCAATCATTCCGGCGCCAATCGCCTTCGCAGTTCCTCCGGCAATGCTTTTTATCTTTTCGCCTGTAGACCGTTCTGCTTCCTCACGCTGCTTCCCGGTTTCTTGGTCGTCCTTCACGCGCTGATCGTTTTGCTGCTCGTGATACTCAGTAACGTCAGCTTTTGACTCCTTCACTGATTCCGCTGTTTTTTGTTCAATCTGTTCCGTTTTCTCAGCACCTTTTTGAGTAGACTTCTCTACCTTCTGCTGAGCCGCAGACAGATCCCGATTCAGGTTACTGTCATCACCTCTTATCTCAAATACAACTTCGCCGTCTCTGCCAGCCATTTATACCACCTGCCTTGTCCAATTCAATCGACATCGGCACAGTGGCACTACTTGTCCTGGTTTATTTTCACCTCAAAGTCCTTCCTGCATTGGCGCCCTTTGCAGCGTACAAACACGCCCCGGCATGAGGCATGTTCAGAATCGTACATAATATTTTGTTCATGCCCACAATACGGGCAGCACACTTTCTTCATTTTCATTGAGCCATACCCTCCAATGTCGAAAACAGCCGGTCAAGCCCCTCCTTCCCATTGTCCTCCCGATATCCAAGCGCATAATAAGCTTTTAATTCAGCCAGGTTCTGAATTTCTTTTTGGTTGTGCTTATTTGGCGCCGGCAGTTCCATGCCGCGGATCCGCATAACCTCTTTGATTTTCGTCTTATCGGATAATCCCTGGAATAGAGCAATAAATCGCTGCCACGGGAGTTTCCCCTGCTGATCAATCAGGTCTATCCCATAATCCTGGAGGAACGAGGCATAGATGTATTCCCCATCATCTTCAAAATCAAAAAGTCTCTGTTGCTTTCCCACTCTGGGCCGCGGGCGGGTGGCAATCTTCTCAGTACAGATCTGCTCCAGCAGCTCAGAGCGCTCCGGCCAACTGAGTTTTCGGATATCATGTTCCGCAATGCCAAGAATTTTCAGGGATTCTACCAGCATGTCGGGTTCGTCAAGCAGCTTTTCACGAAACATGCGCTGCACATTCAGGACAGAATCATACACCAGATCCAGCCTGTACTCACGACCTTGAAATAGGATTATATTGTCCTCGTAATCTGTCAGGAATCCCATAGACTCACTTCTTTCCAAACAACCGACGCTGTTTCCGACTGTATCCTGCTGCGATAACCTTCTTATTCTCCTGGGCCATCCGCCGAACCGCCGGGATCACCGTGATTGTCACAAATGGCATTACCTCTGTGCACATCTCCATATAACGACCATCGTAGAAATTCACAATTACCTTGGCAGAGTCCGCTCCAAACACGGCTTCCAAGATGTCGGTGACAGCGTTTCCCACTGTCTCCAGCGCTGCTCCAGGATCCTTTTGGGCATTGATCCCCTGCACCTCTTGGAGCGCTTTGACAAGGGCTGTGTGCTTCTCAGACAACTTCTTTGCCATGTTGTCCGGATCCAGAGCTACATGCAGGGTATGCACAACAGTTCCATCTTCTTCTGTAAGCTCAAAATCTTCTGTATACAGTTTCTTTCGTTTTGCCTGGTATGCCATAGTTTCCTCCTGTTAAAAAGAGGTGTACCTAACCCCTCTTACGCTGTAGCAGTATCGCCAATCACCGGCCGGCCGTTTCCATGGATTGTAATGGTCAGAGCATTCGGCTGGTTGCTGTCACCGTATGCTGGCGTGACATTCGCCAGTGTCACCGGCCAGATCACAATTTTCGTCCCCCTAACCAGCTTCAAATGCGTTTTGCGCGCGTCTCCCAATCCGTACAGCACATCATCGGACAGCAGGTAATCCGCCGCCGCGTCTCCTTTTTTGCAATCTCCGGTAACGGTAAGCGTCATCTGCGCCCCAGTGACCTCGGTGCTGCCCCATCCCTTGTCCGCGTAGTAGCTGGCCTGATATAACACTTCATTCAGAGACTGGGACATATTTTTCATAATAGAGGCCATGCTGGCCCACGTTGGCTGTTCCGTCTCAGGCGTTGTATTGATATACGCTTCTGTCTCATAGTTAATCTCCGGCGTGATTGTGTTCTTCGGTAATGCCGGTTCTGCCATATCATTCACCTTTCCCTTTCTTAAAAATAAATCTTCATGTTTATGACAGCGGAATAAATCCACTGCCCATCCTCCTGGCGGCCCACCAAGTTCGGCTCTGTGGCGGTAGTAGAATCCAACCAGGAAAATCCTTCCGCCTGCGGGTATTGTTTCAGGCCCTGGAGGTCATTACAGATCCTGCACAGCAGGTTCAGACACGCCGCCTGATCCTTTCCCTTGCTGAGAAACAACACTGGAATAATCCGAATAGACTTCTTGCTGTAATATAAGCTGTCTGCATATCCAGCCCCCAGTTCTGCACTTACTCCGCCTCGCTTCGGTGTGCCGTCCAGGCATACCTCAATACCGCAATTGTTCTTGATGGTCTTTCGGATCAACTCCATCAATTCAACCTGTGGTTCCACACTACTACCTCCTCATGAGGCGACTAAATTCCGCCTGATAGACCTTCTTCCATTCGTTCCCGTGCTTCGCCCTAGCATAATGCGCCCACATCTTCTGCGCTCCGGCCTTGGTGTATTTTAGGGGACGATCTGTCACCACCTTCGGGGGCCGTCCTTCCATGGCAACACCGTAATACTGCATTCTGGCGTACACAGTGGCCCACCTCAGGATACCTTTTTCCGGTTCACTGTTCGTCAGACTGCTGTTCACCAGATCATGCTGATCTTCCGGGCAATACTGGTTTGCGTCCTTCAGAGCCTGCATGGATACCGCCGGCAGGGCCCCGACATTGGCTGCCTTGATCCTGGCCCTGACCGATGCTTGGTTGAAGGTTATTCTGGTATTAATTTTAGGCATTCCGGATCAGCCCCAATTCATAGTGATGGAGGCGTCGGCCATCATACAGAGGCTCCACCAACTGAACCCGGTACCGTTCTCCATTAAAAGCCAGCACCTGCCCGTCGCTGAAAGTCTGGCCGCGGGGCCTGCTGTTATGGAAATCGTAAAACAACGTGGCCGCCAGCTGGATCTCTTTATGGTCCTTATCCCTCACAAACTTGGTGGACGGCTCCAAGCGGACATATTGCAATTCAACCGGATCCGCGAGTGTCTCATTTCCCCAGGCGTCTTTTTCGCTGACTTCCTGTAGTTGGACAGTGTGGATCAGCAACTTCTTCGGGATCGGCTTCATCAGCAGCCACCTCCCCGATACAGCAGTCCCGTCGGAAATAGGATCCGCTGGGCCCGCGGGGCATACACGGACTGGCCGGTGCTGCCGTTTGTACCGGCTGCCCGAGTGTAATTGAATTTACCCAGGCCAGCACTTTGCAGATCGGATCCATTGTCCAGATCAGCACCTCCATTCGCGTCAAGATATTCGATCTGTGCACATACCGCCTTCTTCACG